GAGAATACTTTCGTAGGCAAGTAAATCGTCTGTGAAAGTAGCGGTCAAACCGGCCATCACCAGATCATACTCACCGCTGCCCTTAGCGACCGTCTGCTGCATCTGGCGGATCTCGGCGGTGAGTTGCTCGGCCTGCTCCCCGGCCTGTGTCGCGGCCTCCATGTCGCCGATACCGAGGTAGTACTGGCGGCGCTCCTCCCAGTACCTACGCTGCTTCTCCGCCACCGCTATATCGTCGTGCATGAGGTCCGTCTGACGTGCCTTGTACGCCCGCTCAGAGTACCGGGCGGTAGTCTGCCGCTCCTCCGCCTCCTCCACCGCACGCTCCGCCGCCGCGAGCCCTGTCGTGGCCTCCGTGCGCTCCTCGTCCGTCGTGGCCTTCGCCAGTAGATCCTGCCAGTACTTTACCTCCGCCTCGGCAGCGGTTTTATCGTCGCCGAGATCCCGGGATCTCGCGGCGGCGGCGTTGCGGTAGTCCATCGCTGCGCGCCGGGCGCGAGCATCAGCCTCTGCCGCGTCTTTTTCATTTTCCGTTACATCTCGCTGCGCTTGCTCCGCGTCAGCGGCCGCGCGGTACACGTCCTCAGCTGACGCGCCGATACCTACCAGCGCATCCGCGTAAGCCTTCTTAGCTGCCGCGATCTCCGCTAGCACCTGCCCCCGGCGTGTGAGATCTTCGCCCGCGCGGGCAAGCTCCAGATCGAGCCGCGCGGACTGCTCACCGAGTGCCTTATCGAGGTCCTCGCGGCGCGTATCCGCTGCCGCCTTAGCTACCTCTGGGTCGTACTTTTCATCCGCGATTCGCTCCTCCTCAAGGAGCTGATCGGCGAGCCGCTGACGTATCAACCGGCCACGCTTCGTGCCGCTTTTACGCTTTTTTTTCATTGCCCGCGCGGCCTTCTCCGTGCGTTTACGCTGCCTGCGTAAAGCCTTCAGCTGCCGGTCACGCTCGGCGTTGAACGTCTTCTCGTCCCCGAGTTCCTGGGCGCGCTCCTGAATCGCGTCACTAATCGCACGCTCCTCATCCGCTGCCTCGTTCCTGCCCTCGAACCGGCGGGCCGCGGCAAGGTCACGATCAAGCTTAGCGAGCTTCTTCTTCAGCGCTTTCTGCAGCTTCCCGCCGCCGAGTTTCTTGTACTGCTTTTTGAGGGCGGCCTTCTCTTTACCCTTGCTCTTCTTGATCTCTTTGATTAGCTCGGTACGTGCGTCTACACGCTCCTTGATCGCGTCACGCTCCGACTGTAGATAGTCCGGATCCATACCGCCTAGAGTCGCGTAACGACTCGCACGCGGTTTACGTTTTCCGCCACCCTTACGTTTTTTACCCGCCGCGAACGCGCTAATCTCATCGCCCTCCGGACCATCCGGTCCGAACGTACGGCCGATACCCACACTCTTGCTCTTGACCTTCCCTCCGCCGCCTCCACCGCCCCCGCCGCCGGAGACGCGTACCTGCCCCGCACGCGCAGCGGCCGCAGCAACAGCAGCGATCTGGCCGAGAGCCGTACCCGTCTCCGCACGTACCGGGATAGTAACCCCCGGCTTCAGCCGATTGACCGCCTGCTGTACCCAGTTGAGGCTAGTCGTCGCACCGCTATTATCGCCATCTATTTTGACGGTCGTCTTATCAGACTCAGCTTTTTTAAGCGCACTTTTTAACTGCCTAAGTTTACTCTCACCGTCACTATTATCACCTAGAATACGTGCAACGGTGCGCGACCCGCCCAACTTTTTTAGCTCTTTAGCTGTACTGGAAATCTTACCTTTAGCGGCCGTGTCCTGCGCGAGTATCTTGGTAACTTTTTGCTTCGGTAACCCTTTTAATGTGTCCTCAATACCCTTAAATCTCTGTAGTGCTTCAGCGTGCTCAGCGACTACCTCTATGCGCTGCTCGCGTGGCATGCCTGTGAGTGCGTCAGCGACGCTCTCTAGGCTCTGCTGCTCCTTCCTGGTCAGCGCAATTTTCCCCTGCTTTTGGCGCATTGAAGATGCGTCCTGGATGAGCTCCCGGCGCTGCGCATCAGCCGTGATAGAGGACAGCTTTTTAACCGCTACCTCGCGGCGCTTCATTGCCGCCGTGAAGTCATCCTTATTGTTGTCCTTCATCGCTTCGTGCATGTCGTCTTCAGCTTTTTTAATTGCCGTCGCGGCCTGCTTACGAGCCGTGACACGGGCACGTGTACGCGCCTTGTCCGAGGCCTCTACGTCCTTCTCAGCCTGCACCCTCGCCTGGCTGTACGCCTGCGTTGCGGTAGCGAGCTGCGCCTGTGCCTGACGGTACTCCTCCGTGCCCTTCTTACCTTGTGCCTGAAGGCGCGTGACGGTCGCCTGAGCCTGGCTGTACGTACGCTTAGCCGCCGCCGCGTTAGCCTCGCTCGACGTGGCCGCCTGTATCGCATCGTAGGTGCCAGTTATCGCGTCAGCGTGTGCCTGTTCGGCCGCTGCTGCATCCCTCGCGGTCGCCGCTGAGCGTGCCTTCGACCGAATACACGCCCGGCACCTTGATGCCGTTCTTGTGCATCGCGGCCTGGCTCTCCTCGGTGGCGATGGCCAGCCCGACGGCCTCGCGCGCCATGTCCAGCGCGTCCATGGCCTCCCAGCCGGCCCAGCTCATGTCCTTGATGTGCCAGATCAGGCCCGCTGCAAATTCGCGCATCTGGCCGTCCTTGCCCGTGACCTCGTAGGTCAGCGTCACGCCGTCGTCGGCCAGCTTGGCGCGCGTCTTGTTGGGTTCCAGCGGGATCAGCTCGCGGATACGCCCGGAGACAATGGTCTTGTAGACGTAGGCCCGGCCGGTCAGCGCCAGGTGCAGGCCGATGGTCTCGCGCAGCTCATAGCTGGTCTGCCACGGGTTGGGCCGGCGATGCAGCAGGTAGTACAGCGGGTGGTCGCGGGCCGGCGTCTTGCGCTCGGTGGCCTCGTCTTCCCGGAACAGCTTCAGCGGCACCTGAGCGATGCCGTTGGCGCGCACCCTGGCGCAGGCCAACACGGTGGCGCAGCGCAGCGCATCGTCCAGCTTGATCGCGCGGCCGGTCTTCGGCAGCCGCCCGCCGTAGATCTCGCGGAAGATGTCCAGCGAGCTGGTGGCCTTACGCCCCCACAACGGGATCAGGTCGCGCAGCTTCAAGCCGCGGTCTCCCAGAAACTGCGCCCGGCGGCGACCGGGCTCAGCGCCATGACCTCGACGGCGCTGAACAGCGACATCAGCGGGTCGATCTTGGCGCTCCCGCTCGCTTGCTTGGTGATCAGCACGGCATTCCCCTTCAGTTCGACCTTCGCGTTCCCGACGCACCAGTTCATCAGCGGCTGCCGCGCGTGGCGCAGCGCTTCGCTGGACAGGTAGAGCTCGGTCGACTTGATGGCGGTCGTGAGCCGCCAGCCCTGAGACACGCCGACGATCTGCTCGTCGGGGTAGCCGGCCGCGTTCAGCGCGTCCAGCGTCTGCTTGATGCACGCGGCGTCGACCCCGATCGCGCGCTTCTTGCCGTCGTGCAGCGACCCCAGCAGGCCCGCGTCGTCGGCCCGCTTGACCAGCGCCACGACCGCGGCGCAAGCCTCCTCGATCTTCTGGACGATGGTCAGGTCGCCGTCCTTCTGGAAGTCCAGCAGCCGCGGCGCGATGTCCTTGCGGCGCTCGAGCACGATCGGCAGGCAGTAGGCGTGCGACCAGGACAGCAGGTCGCCGGTTTCCTTCTCGCGGCCCAGCACGGTCGCGCCGTACAGGTCGTCATTCCCGCCGCCGTCGACCGCCACCACCAGCACGCTGCAGCGCTGGAACAGGGCGTCGAGCGTGATCTGGTCGTCGGCCTGGCGCTCCCAGAAGTCGGCGCCGGACCAGCGGTCGGAGTGCAGCGCGAGGCCAATTTCGACGTTCAGGTGCTGCGACGCCCAGGCGCGCAGCTCGGCTTCGCTGGTCTCCTTGGCAGTCTTGTGCTCCTCGACCAGCCGCGAGATCTGGATCGACCGGCCGGCGTTCGGAGTCACCATCGGCCAGGCGGCCGGGTCTGTCCAGGCCTCGCGGTCCTTCTGCATGGCCTGCGGGAACTCGTACAGCACCGGCAGCATCGCGCCTTCGCGCTTGCCGTCGCGGATGTCGCGCGCCTTCTTCAGCTCGTCTAGGAACACGCCGGCCGGCTGCTCCTCGCTCTGCGTTGTGATGAAGGCCATGAAGGCCTCCGGGTAGGGCAGCATGCCGCCCCGCAGCTGGCGCAGCGCGCTGGCCGCCTTGCTCATCTTGGACACGACGTGCAGTTCGTCGATCAGCGCCGCCACCGGCTTCTGTCCGGTCAGCACTGCCGGGTCAAAGGTCATGATCTGCAGCTCGGCCTTCGTCTCGCGGTGCACGATGGTCTTGACGTGCTCGCGGACGTGCAGCTTCTTCGACAGCACGTCGTCCAGGGCCACGGCGCCGGCGGCTGCGTCGAATGCCAGCTGCGCCACGTCCTGAACCGGCGCGGTCATGATCAGCGTGGCGTGCGGCCGCTGGTTCAGCAGCAGCGCGGTCAGCATCATCAGCGCGCCGTTAGTCGTCTTGCTGTTCTTCTTCGGCACCAGCAGGAACAGCTCGCGCACCGCGCGCTGGCGAGTCACCGGGTCCACGCTGCCGAACAGCGCCCGGACGATCTCGCGGAACCAGTCGCCGCCGGCCTCGGCCATCGTCGGCGTGCCCGGCACGTCGGCCAGGCGCAGCTTGTTGAACACGGCGACGGCGCGGTCGCCTTCCGGGCTGGCGGCCACCAGGTCGCGGAACGGCGGCCGGCCGGAGCGCAGGCGATCTGCCCAATCCGGGCAGGACAGGTCCAGGCTCACTGCACCGGGCCCGCGGGCTTGAGCAGGCTGTCCCACTCGGTTCCGCGCGCCGCGGTGACGGCGTCGGCCTGCGCCTGCTCCTTCTTGCCCATCGGCGCCGGCTTGGCGTCAGGCTCCGCGGCGGGGCGCGGCGGCACGGCCGGCGTCGCCTCGTGCTGGAGGTAGGCGCGGGCCGCCGAGCTGCTGCCCTTCTTGGCGGCGGCGTGAAGGGCCTGCAGCACCTCCATGCGTCGGG